TTGCGTGTTTGTTGTTTGATGATCTGGCACCAATCCTTGAGGAGTATTACGGCGCCAAGATCGTCAAGTCGTACGGGCGTTATCAGGCCACAATGCCAGACGGCAGCAAGTGGTGGGTCAAAGCATTAAAGCCAAATCAAGGTCACGGTATGAGCATTGATCTTGTGATCGTTGACGAGTTGTTTGACGTCAACCCTGACTCGGTTGAGGGCGGTCTGTTGCCGGCACAGCGCGCACGCAAAAACCCGTTGGCATGTTTCTTCAGCACCGCAGGCACCGAAGAATCAGTCTTGTTTCAGCGTTGGCGTGAGGCTGGCATTCGAGCCATTGACAAAGGCGAGCCCTCAACGATGTATATGGCGGAATGGTCTCCTGACCCGAGCCTTGACCCGTTGCACCCAGCGTCATGGGCGTGGGGTAATCCTGCACTTGGCCACACGTTAGACATGGACACAATTAGACAAGAATCAACAAACCCCGATCGCGCATCATTCCTGCGCGCCAGTCTCAACCTTTGGGTGAGTGTTGTGCGCGGATGGATTGAGCCAGGGCGTTGGCCGTCATTGGAATACACAGGTGACATCCCTAGCGGTGGGGTCGTGGCAATTGAGTCTTCGCTGGACGACTCCCGATACAGCGCGACCAGATGCGTCAACCTGTCAGACGGTCGGGTGCTTGTCACCGTGGCATTCATCGCCGAGTCAATTACAGAGCTGTGGGAAAACGTGCAGGAACTTGCCAAAGACCCCACGATCAGGTTTGCCCTGTCGCCGACCGTGGACGCAACCTGCCCGCCAAACATTGAGCGCCGCAGGGTCGTGGTCGGTTACGCCGAACTAGGACGGTTTACGCCGCTTGCCAAAAACATGATCGCCGAAGCACGCTTACTGCACACAGGAGAAAAACTGTTAGCCGAACACGTCCAGCGCGCTGTTGCTGTTCGCACCGACAACACGATCGTGCTATCAAGCAAGCGATCACCTGGCCCGATTGAGTTAGCGCGCACAATGGTCTGGGGAATTGGCATGTGTGCCCGTCCAGTCAACAGCGGAAAGCCCATGCTTGTCGCGGTAAATAACTAAGATAAACGCGGCGACCGCGCACCTTGCCTTTTGTCGGAATCGGATAAGTCATGCGCGGTTGCCACTTATATGACAAAGTAGGAACATGGCGATCTTTAACAAAACCCGAAAAGCAGCAATAAGCCCAGCGCCTAGCGTGGCAGCTGCGGTCGCTGGCGGTTACACAAGTAACGCGCAAGGCGTAAGCATGATCGGCCAGTATTACAGTTACCAAGAAGGCGAAGCACGTAATCGCGCGATCAGCGTTCCAACGATTAACCGCGCTCGAGATTTGATGGCGTCGGTAATTGGCTCAATGCCGTTGCGCTCATACAACGAGTTTTGGAACGGCGAAGAAATGGAAAGCATTTACATTGCTCCACGTTCATGGTTGCGCCGACCAGACCCAACCGTGCCATATCAGTTCATCATGTCTTGGACGCTTGATGACCTAATGATGTTTGGACGCGCGTTTTGGTACATCACATCACGCACCGCTGACGGATACCCTGCCACGTTTACTCGACTTCCAGCAGGTTCAATTACTACTACCGACATGGTTGGCCCTGTGTGGTTCGCCCCGTCTAAAGAAGTGTATTTCAACGGTGGCATGCTTGACCCAGCAAACCTTGTGCAATTTCTATCGCCAGCGCAAGGCATGATCTACTCTGCACCTGGCGCAATTGAAACCGCTCTTAAACTTGAAGCAGCGCGCAACCGCAACGCATCGTCAAGCATCCCTGCAGGTGTACTTAAGCAAACTGGTGGCGAACCACTTAGCGCGCAAGAACTGGCTGATTTGGCTAGCGCGTTTAACGCCGCTCGAGCAACTAACCAAACCGCTGCGCTTAACGAGTATTTGACATACACGGAAACAAACAGCACACCTGACAAAATGCTGTTAATTGAGGCATCGCAATATCAGGCGCTTGAAATGTCGCGTTTAGCAAACGTGCCACCGTATTTGGTTGGCGTTGCTACAGGCGCATATTCGTATCAGTCAAGCCAGCAAGCACGCGCCGATCTTTACTTGTTTGGCGTCAAGTTGTATGCCGATGCAATTGCAAGCGCGCTATCAATGGACAACGTGTTACCGCGCGGAACTTATGTTGAGTTTGACGCGGATGAATACCTAGAAGAAAACTTTATGGCCGACCGCGCAGACGACGAAGTAATTGTTAGAGAAAACACACAAGAGGAGTTAGCAAGATGATCAAATTAATTGCAGGAGAGTTCACGCTTGACGCCGCAAAAGGCGACGCACCACGCCGCACCATCAGCGGAGTAGCTGTCCCATACAACGTGCCGGCAGTAGTCAGCGACGGCACAGCTGTGATCTTTCGCCCAGGCTCATTGCCAGTCGAAGGCAAAGCCCCACGCCTGTTTATGTACCACGACGCAAGCATGCCAGTAGGCGTTGTCACGGAGCGCGCAGAAACCGAAGAAGGTATGATGTTTAGCGCCAAGATCAGCGCAACCAGCCTTGGCAACGATGCCCTTGTTATGGCCATTGACGGCACCATTGACCAAGTATCCGTTGGCGTAAATCCAACCAAGTTCTCGTACGACGAAGAAGGAACAATGATCATTGAGTCAGCCGACTGGATGGAATTGTCCCTAGTTCCAATCGGCGCTTTTGGCGATGCCGCAAACATCACCAAAGTTGCAGCGAGTATCCACCAAGAGCCCGAAGAAGTAGTGTTAAATGAAGAAGTAACCCCAGTAGAGGAGAAACCAGAAATGACCGAAGTAAACGAAACCGCAGTCGAGGCAACCATCCCTACTGCACCAGTATTTGCACAAGCAAAGCGCAAGTTTGATCTGCCAACCGCAGGTGAATATCTTGCAGCAATGCACATCGGCGGAGAAACATTCCGCAACGTTGCAGCAGCAGCACGCGACTACGCATTGTCAAAGCAAAGCGCATTGCAAGCAGCTGCAGGCGACGTGCTTACAACCGATACACCTGGTCTTTTGCCAGTACCAGTTCTTGGGCCAGTATTTGAGGACTTGAACTACATCCGTCCAGTAGTCGCAGCAGTCGGCGCTCGCGCAATGCCAGACGGTGGCAACCAAAAAACATTTATCCGCCCAACGTGGACAACACACACTTCGGTTGCTGCACAAGCAAACGAACTTGCTGCAGTATCGGCAACCACCCCCGTGATTGCCTCGAACGTGGTCAGCAAGACAACCCTAAGCGGCCAGGTGACCCTCTCGGTACAGGATGTGGACTTCACGAGCCCCGCAGCAATGGAAATCATCTTGCGCGATCTCGCAGGACAATACTTGTTGAAGAGCGATGACGTTGCAGCCGATGCGATTACCGCAGGTGCATCAGCATCAGGTTCAACTTGGACTTACAACAGCACCGACCCATCAACGTTGTTTGCAGCGCTTTACGATGCAGCAACCGACATTCTGACCGCAAGCAACTTCTTGCCTGACCACATTTTTGTCAGCCCGAACGTATGGAAGTTGCTAGGCCAGCAATTGGACGGAGACAAGCGTTCGGTATTTCCATACGCTGGCGCTGCCGGTCTCATGGGCGTAAACGCTGCAGGAACCGCAAACATTACACAGCTCAACACGTTCAACCCATTTGGTTTGAACTTGGTCGCTGACCGCAACTTTGCCTCGAACACCATGGTGGTAGCAAAAGCTTCTGCAATAGAATTCTATGAGCAGGTACGTGGCTTGATGTCAGTAGAAGCACCATCCACACTCGGACGCGTGTTCTCCTACTACGGATACGTTGCAACGTTCATCGCAGACAGCGATCTCGTCAAGTCCATTACCGTCAGTCCTTGATTCGGAAGGTAGGCCCTAGTAATGGCCACCTATTCGGTCACTAACAAGTACCTAATTGACAATTACGCCGTACTGCAACTCCTGACCCCCAGCGAGATTGCAGTCGGCCAGTCAATTACGGTCGCAGGCGTTGACGCCACATTTAACGGCACCTACACGGTGCGCGCATTGCCACAGTATTTGTACATTGGCGTTGACAGTCAGGGCGACCTGCTGTACGACTACCAGTTGCCTATTGCTGATCAAGTGCTATTTGCAAAGACTGCCGATGATGTCGAGCGCACCGCCGCGTCTGGCACCGTCTCGTATGACCCTGTTTGCACGTGGGTGACTGCCGCGCAGGTCATGTCTTACCTTGGCATTACGATTACAAACCCGTCAGACGATTACACGTTGCTCACTCAATCGGTGTCGGCTGGCAACCAATTTGCATATCGCAGGCGTCAGGAATCGGGCTATATCGACTCCCTAACGACCTCTCCTGGCGGTGATGCCACATTGGGCACTTTGATGTATTGCGCTGCTCTGTGGCGCTCTAGGGGCTCAATAGAGGCAACCTACGCCACGTTTGACGGCATGGGTTCGGCACCACAGCAAAGCCTGACCCCGATCGTCAAGCAGCTGCTCGGCATCCCACGTCCAGCGGTTGCCTGATGTCGTACACCGACCTATTTAACGAAGCGATTGATGACGTCACAGCAACGCTGACCGCGGTGACTGGACTCCGTGTAATAAATGACGCAACCAAACTTGTCAGCAACTCGGTTTATTTGGATGCACCAAACTTTACGACTATTGCAGGCAATGGCAACGTGGTGCGCCTTGAGTTTCCCGTCAAAGTGATCGGGTCAGGCCCTGCAGGTCTGCCGGTATTGCGTCAGATTCTTAGCATCGTTGCAACCGTGCTCGGCTCCAAGATCATTGTGATGGGTGGCCGTCCGTCAAGCCTTGAGATCGGTGGCGCGTTGTATCCGTGCTATGACCTTGATTGCGCTATCCAAGCCCAGACTTCGTAATCCACAACTAAGCAACACAAATCATCTACTATCAGAACATAACCTAAGGAGCATTTATGGCCAGTAGCACTTACCTCTCGAACCCAGTCCTAACGATTAACGCCGTTGA